AGCTGCAGATGAAGTTGAGTTACCTGGGCCAGCTTCCGAAAGGAATGAACCCTGCTCTGCTTCCTCGCGGAAGGCTCTTTCTTGGTTTTCCAGAACAACGGCTGTAACCGCTCTCCGGTGCGCGTCTTTAATAGAACCAGCAGTCTCTTCGTTCAGAACTGGTGCCCATTTTTCGACGAGCTTATCATAGGAAATTACGTTATGCATTTCTATGGACTCCTAATTATTTGTTAGTTTTTTTGATTGCTGCGAGATACTGAGCCATTGAATCTGAAACTTCGACTTCGTCTTCTGCTTCTTCTTCGATTAGATCAGTGCTATTTTCAGAAGCGGCTGCTTTCTTGAAATAGGATTCTTTAATTGTAGCAACTTTTTCTGCAAAAGTTTCTTCGCTAACGTAATCGATATCCTGAGTCAGTTTAATCAGTTTTTCTACTTCTGTTTCGGCGAGATCACGTGAGTTCTCTCTGATGACTTCATAACGCTTGAACTGCTCAAGCTCTTCAGTCATTTCGATCTGCTTTGCAGTAGATTCGTTAAGCTTGGTTTCAAGCTCTTCTACCTGCTCTGCAAGATCATCCACTAGGTCGACTTTGGACTCTGGAACTTCGATGTATGACTCAGTAAACAGATCTTTCAAGCTGTTCATAAAGCCTTCAGCGATTTCCGTACGAAGACCAGACTGGATAGCCAGTTTGTTTTCTTCCATCCAATTTTCAACTACGTGATTGAGGTAACCATCTACCTTATCGATCATTTCGTTTTTAAAGGTATCGACTTCCTCTTGAAGCTCTGTCTTGTAGTTTTCTTCAAGACGTTCTACTTCTTCAGCAATTTTTGATTTGACTGCTGCTTCAAAAATGATTCCAGCTTTACCCTTGAACTCATCAGAGAGAGTTGCTTCGGATTCTACTAGAGCGTTTAGATCAGCATCGAAGTCATAAGAAGCTTCTTGTTCGGCAATTGCCTCACCTTCTGCTTCGAACTCTTCCATTTTATACATGGCAGCAAGCTGTTGCTTATTCATGCCCTGCATTTTAGTCATCATACCTGCCATTAGAGCTGCTTTAGTCTTTGGCATTGGTTCGCTGTTCTTTTTATCGCCCTTGCGAGCTGGAGCCTGACCAGTTGCTTCGCCTGCTTTATCAACAGATGCAATTGACTGGGCTTCTGCATTCTTAGGATCGTGACCCTGAGCTTCCTCGATTTCCACTTCGGAAGTTTCAACATCCTGATCTTCAATGATTTGATCTTCAGTCATGTTTGACTCCTAATTTTTATGATTTTAACAACGAGAGGAAATTCTTAAACTCACGTACCTGTACTTCATACAGATCCGATTTTGAAGCTTTTTTAATTTCAGTCTCAATCTTTTCAATTTCTTGAGCTTCGATAATGCCATTATTCCAAATCCATTCTACGCCTTCCATAACTCCATTAACAAATGCGTTAGGTGCAGATGGATCTTGGACGATGTCAACGGTGTTCAACATAAAGTCTTCCTTGACATACATAATACCATTTCTATTCTCAAGACTTCCCATACCACGAGTTGATACGCCTAGTGAAACCTCGCCATCAAGTAGACCTCTAACAATCTGACCCATAGGAGTTTCCAATATGCGTGCTTTCCCAATTACATTAGAACCATCCATTTTCAGTTCTGTAATTTTGTGGGAAACTTTATCTAAGTTAACAGTAGGACCAGATGGATGATTTAATTCACCAACTGCTCTACCCTTAGAAACTTGTTCAGCGACGTATTTTTTAACAGCCTGTTCCATAATAGGCTTAGGATAAACACGTCCATTTCTATTCTTTTGATCGGCTTGTGCAAAGATGCCTTCAATCATATAGTTCTTTGAACCGTCTTCTTTTTTTTCTACGATGCATTGAACATCTGATTCTTTATATTCTGTAATTAGCTTCATATCTTTGCGCCTCGAAATAATTCTACAATGTAAAGACTTTTCCCTTTACATGTAATTATTTATATAAATTAAAATTTTAAAAAGAATTAATTTTCCTCTGATTCGTCTTCATCTTCAGAATATTCTTCTTCGTCTTCTTCTGTTGCATCTTGGGCAGCAGCATCGAGTTCTTCATCAGAATATTCTTCATCATCTTCTAGTGGTAGATCTAGCTGATCTTCTTCACCACCATTATAAACGGAATTAGCTATCGCAATTTTTTCTTGATCAAAAGCTGTTTGAACTCTACCTGCAATCAGATCATTAAAAATATTATTTGCTTTATTAAAATCGCCGTTTGCTGAGTAATCAATCATATCACCAATTGCTAATCTCATATCATCATCTGCCATTCTATTGCTCCTGTTCTGGCTTTTGTTCCTGATCCTGTTCTGGTTCAGGCTCTTCATCTTTTTGTTGTCCTATATTTTTGATGTCATCATCAGAAAACATTAGGACATTTTTCATAACCCATTCTTTAGAGAAATATCCATCTTCCCCTGTATAATTCGAAATCTGATCGAGGGTTTGTAATCTTTCTCTAAGAATTTCTGCATCTTTTAATTCTGTAAAATGGTTATCTCTTGCAAAATCAAAATAGATTTTATTTGACCATTCATCCCAGTCTTCTTCTGTAATAATACCTTTAAGTATAAGTTGTTTTCTTAGAATCTCTCTAAAGAGGGTAGAAAATCTTTGACGAAGACGGTCAATAAACTTTTGGAATTTCAGTTCGTCACGCGAAATTTCTGTAGATCTACCAAGACTAAACTGTGCTTCTTGTTCTAATCGATTGATAGGAACATTTAATGAACGGTATAATCTTTTTTGGAAATAAATGATATCGTCGATCTGACCTAGGTTTTCACCGCCCGGTAATGTACTAATTTCTGTACCTCTACCACCTTCACGTCTTGGTAACCAGAAATCTTCAAGCATTGACATATGCTTACGATCATCTCTAATATCACCGGTACGTGCATCATATACTAATTTATTACGGTACTTAGCCATAATACCTTTCATATATTCTTCAGCTTTACCCTTTGGCAGGTTACCAACATCAATATAAAATATTCTGCGTTCTGGAGCACGAGCAAGTCTGTAAATGACAAGCGAATCTTCCATCATACGCAATTGATTAATTGGTTTTAAAGCTTTATGAAGATATGAAACAACGTGTCTTTTTGTAGCATCCATAAGACCAGATGTACAATATACGACTGAATCCTTTGTAAGTTTTACACCGGAATTCATTTGCCCAGGCTTTTCTTGATAAATGTAATATTCGTTCTGCTTTTCAATAATCTTTGCGCCAGTAATAGGATCTTTCTTTGTTTTGATCTCTTTTACTTTACGTATCTTAGCAGAATCAATAGGACGTATATCCTGAATCCCTAGTTTAGGGCTTTCTTCATTTATTACCAAATGATAATTTAATCTTCCATCAACATACCATGATCTAGCAATATCATGACCTAAGTCTCTAAACTTAAGCATATAAAGTACACTGTTAAATTCTTCTGAAATTTTATTTTTAATACCCTCGGATACTTTAACATTATCCATATTAACAGTTATAGGATCATCGTCTTGAGCAACAATCATTTCGTTAATAATATCTTCAATAGCGGCATCAACTTCAGGATGCATTGCAACACCACGATATTTTTGAATCAGCGTAGCATTATCTTTTGATTTATCACCATCAATATCTAAATATTGACCATAATGTGATCCAGATGCCGTTACATAGCCAGCACCTTCTGTATCAACTGACGGTACAATAGACTTTAAATTTTTATTATCTACTTCTTGCTTTTTAGCTCTTTTGATTTCAAAGCCAAATAGCGTTAGCCCGTTTCGTTCAGCCATTACTTATTTCTCCTCATTTATAATATACCACGTCATGTTGAGTTAGTTCTTTTTTCGTATAAAGATCTTTAAAAATTCTATGATTTTTAAATCCTATCATTTCAAAAAAGTTCATATATTCCTCGTGGCTCGGTGCTCCAAAGTTATATGTTACACCTTTAGCTGGTATTTCACATAATATTAACTTACAACTTTTAAGTGCGTCACCCGCTGCTGATAAAATATCTAATTCAGATCCTTGAGTATCTATCTTAATAAAATCGGGTAAAGGTATATTGTTTTCCTTTATCATAGTATTAAGAGTTTTAGTACTTAATCGCGTTGGTTTTATATTATCATAAGCTGTTTTTTGTTTATAATAAGAATCACCTGTATTATATCCGGTCTTTTTTTCATAAAAATCTACTATTTTATCATCCTCGTTTGAAAGTACGACTCGAAACCACTCATGATTCCTAATTGTACTAGGCCTATCTTTATTAGCTTCAAAACAATAAAAACTGGCACGTGGTAATTTAGCAAAATATTTTTTTGTAAAGATCCCTTTGTGTGCTCCTATATCATAAACCGTCTTAAATTCTTGAAAACCATTAAAGCTTTGAATTATCTTATCTAAGACGTCGTCACCCATTATATATTTCTTTTCTATTAAACTGTAGGGATGGGCGAAGAATCCCGCCCATCCTTTTATATATTATCTTAATTAAGACGTGGTATTTGATTCCCAGTATTGAATTTGGAACTCAACCTGGAATCTTTCGATGTTGTCATTATCACCGTAGTTCAAATCGATTGGCGAAATGTTCGTCGGAAAACAACCGCGGAAGTTGTATGTCTTTAGAACTGTTTCATCTTTATCGAGTTGTTCTACGATAAGATCAGCCTGGTAATCAACTGGTGCAGTCAAGCCAGTATTGGCAGAATGCGAGTTAATACCATTCATCCAACGTTCCATAGCATTACGGACGCTGAAGTCTGTATCGTTGATAATGGTTGGCACCCATGTGTCAAATGTTCTATCACCAGCAATTTTTAACTGCCTACCACGGAATGGA